GCCTCGCCGGCAAGCTGCGCCACCACTTCAGGAAACCACTCGCGGCAATCCCCTGGCTGGAACGGCACGGAGAGGATCAGCGCATCTCCGATCTCGTCCACCTCGGGGCGCTCCACAACCAGCACGTTTGACAGGGCGTTGAGAGGGCCAAGAGCGTTGTCGCCCAAGGCATCGGAAACCATGTCGTGATTGCCCAGGAGCGCCAGCGTCCTTGGGCCTTGGGAGAGAATGCGCTGGACCTCTGTCACCAGCTGCGGTGAGGGATTGCTGGTGTCGAAGAGGTCGCCGCAGATGATAAGCGCATCGAAGTCCGACACCTCCCTGATAGCCTGCTCCAAGGCGTCCAGCACTAGGCGGCCTCGGGTGTTGACACCGCACTGAACTGGCCCACCAAAGGCGGTGGGGTTGCCGATGTGGACATCAGCTATGAAGGCAAGTCGCATTCGCAGCCTCCCTTGCAGCCTTCGCCGCAGCCCTTTGCCCCTTGCTCAGTTCCCGATATTTCTCGCCCCTAAGAACCGGAGGCTTCGGCTTGCTGTCGCGCTTCTTCTGACAACGGACGCAGATCTCCTTGCCCTTTGCCAACGGTGCGCCATCGCACACGATCTGCGCGAGGCAGACTGAGTAGGTGTACTTCCCTCTAGCCATCACTCCCCCTCCTTCAATGCATCGCGCAGCACGCGGCATCGACCTACGCACTCGTCATCGTTCTGCGCCCAACAGAGAGCGTTCATGTGTCCGTTGGTCAGCGCATTACCGATAGCAGCGCGCAGACGCCCGACCTCGGCGACAAGCTCACGCAGATCCGTCGGTGCGTGCATGATGAGGGCGCCGTTGGCGTGGGCCATCGCACGGTCCATGACCGGCATTCCGTCAACAAGGCCGTCGCGGTTGTTGAACTCGTAATCCTTTGTCACGCCCGCAATCTCAGCGCCTTCCCACCCCGGCGCTTTTGAGCAAACGTCCACCCGGTCGTTGGCACACCCGCTCCAACCCCACGGGCCGGGAGTAGCGTCAGCGAGCCGAGACTTGATTTCTTCCAATCGGTCGGGGGTCATGTCTTCACCATTCGCAGTTCTGGTCTGAGCCGCGCAGGCTCGACATACCGACGCCACCCGTCATCGCAATCCACCGTGACAGCCACCCCTTCGCGCCACTCGCACGGAGCGCGAAGTACACGCCCCCGCGCGACTGTGCCGTCACCTAGCCTTACCAGCACCCGGTCGCCGCCCTTCCATTTCTTTGTCATCACTCACCCTCCTGAACGGTGCGGACACACCGGGCACCGAACTCGTAGTACCGGTAGAGGTCGTTCACGTAGCCATCGCCGAAGTAGACGCCCCACGCGTAGAAGCTGTCGCTGGGAGACGACGACCAGAACCAGCCTTTCGCGTCGGGGAATGCCTCGCAGCATCCCTTATCGTAATCCCACAATCCAACAAGCTCTTGCACGGTAGGCAGACGCCAACCCCCGCCGAATGCCTTGTCGATCATGGCAGCGTACTCAACAGCATGGCTCCACGGCATGGGCGTGGGCAGATCGACCTGCCACTCAAGGGTTCCGATACGCTGAGTCTTGAAGTTAGGCTGAGTCATTTCATCTCCAGAATCTCGCGCAGCTTGGCGCGGAGGTGGGGCTGTCGGGTGAGGGCCTCAAGAATGGGGTCCAACAGGGCGTTATCCCCCACTTGATCTCCGCAGGGCTGGCACCACCACCTGATCAGGTAGGTATTCCAGAGCCGCGCTTCTTTCTCTGTAAGTTGACGCTCCGCGCCGCAACCGCCTGAGCACTTTTGAATCCTCGATTCGATCATCATGAATCCGCCCTCTCAAGAACAAGGTCGGCGTCGAACCAAGAGGCAAGAACCTCGGCCCGCTGGATAGCCACGTCACGCTCTGCCTTGAACACGGTTTGAGAAGCGACTTCGCCATCGACAATGGCAACCATCTGCCACTCAAGGTCACCGATGATCTTGGTCTTGAAGTTAGGCTGCATGTAGTCCTCACAAGGAAAGGGAGGCAGGATCACCTCCTGCCTCCCATCTAGTGCACGGCCTGACTTTTTCCCTGCTTAGTCCAAAGAGATCAGATCTTCTCTGGCCTGATCCTCAGACAGCGCCTCGATGGCGCCATCATCCGACTCCTCCACACCCGCAGGCACAGGCCAGCTCAGCTTTTCCATGGCCTCCCGATAGCCCTTCATGCCCTGAGCCTTCGGCCCCAAAGCCCCCACGTTCTTGGCATGAGTCATGGTGGTCCACGGCTCATGCCAGCCACTCTCGTAGAGGAACCGCGCCTTGATCTTCCGCAGGGGCGACACCAGCTTGTTCTTGACGCACTGGATGGTGATGTCCTTGCCCACCGGCACATCCTCGACCTTGACTGCCGAGCCGCCCATGAGCTGGAGCCGGCTGGAACTGTAGAACTTCACAGCATCCCCGCCTGGGGTGGTGGTGGGGTTCCCGAAGGCGACACCGATCTTCTGCCGAGTCTGGTTGGTCAGGAGGATGGCCGTCCGCTTGCGCGCAGCCAAGGCGCAGATCTGCTTGATGCCATGGCTCATGCGACGAGCGAACTCGCCCACGCGCAGGTTCCCGCCAGGCCCTGCTTCCTTCTCAGCCTTGGTGACGCAGGCTGCGATGGAGTCCAGCACCCACAGGTTCGGACCAACCCCGTCAGGGATGGCCGCCATGAACGCCTCGGCATTGGCCAGAACGTCCTCCAAGCTCTCAGGATGTGTTAGCACCACGCCATCGGGATCAACCCCGAAGGAGGCGGCACGATCCACCTGGAGGGCGTTCTCGCTCTCGGCCAAGCCAACCATGCCGCCCATGCGCTGGCACCCAGCCATAAAGGCAAAGCACAGGCTGCTCTTGCCTGTGCCGTAGTCCCCAAAGAGTTCAGTGAGCCGGCCAACAGGCAAGCCCCCGCCCCCGAGGAGGTGGTGGTCAATGACACTCACTCCGCAGGGGATGTATTCCTTGACATCGGAGATGGAGCCTTGCGCCATCTCCACCACCTGCGCGCCTGCTGACTTGCCCAGCTTGGCCCGCATGGCCTCGACCATAAGTTGTGTAGCGGAAGAATTGCCCTTGACCTTTGTGCCCTTGGCGACCTTGGCGGTGCCAGCAACTTTTGCATCAGTCGGTGCCTCTGTGCCTTTGAGTGTGATCTTCTTTCGCGCTGCCATGTGATCTCCTACTTCGCTTTCGGCCAGCTGGCGTCCAGAAGCTCTTGTCCATCCGGCACCAACCGCACCAGCTCGTTGATGTGCTTGCGTTCGCTATTGCCACGGCGCCAGACTGAGAATTCATCAGAGCGGTCAAAGTACCAATCATGCTTCTTGAGCAGGTCGATCAGCTCGTTGCGGAGTTGTTCAGGGGTTCGGGTCATAGCTATGTCCTGTGACGAACAAGCGCAGAGACTCCCTGTTGGCTGCCTCTGCGCTTGTCCTCGGTATGAGTTGGGTGGTGGCCTAGAAGGGATCTTCCATCGAGTCCACATCGTCCTCGACGCTGCGGCCACGGGGCTGGATCACCTTGGGGGCTGCACGCTGCGGCGGGGGATCAGCCTCTTCGCCACGAACCTTGAGACGGATCTCCTCGTCAGAGAGCACCGTCATGAACGGGTCGAGGTCGTAGGCGAACTCCAGCCACTCATCCGCCTGACCAGGGTCCGCATGGAGCGGGCTGGTCGAGACATCCGGCGAGACCGTGTACTCGGTGTCGAACTGGCCGGTTCCCTTGCGGGTGATGATGATGTCACGGCCCGTCTCCGGGTGGGTGAAGTTGCCACCCTTGCGCGGGTTCTGGCGCAGAGCAGTCAAGCTCTCCATCACGCCCTTGCCGAAGGCCAGGATCTGCACGCCCAGCGCCTCGTTGTTGCGGTCGATCACGTTGGCGTAGACACGGATGCGCGGAAACAGCTTCTTGCCCGCCTTCTGGTCATTCATGGAACGGCTGGTCCGCAGCTGCTCGCCCTTGGCGCAGACGATGCAGGCACGCTTGGCCATCATGCGCGGGCAGTTGAAGGAGACCTTGCGGCCATCCGGCAGCTCCATGTAGTGGCTGAAGGTGGCAGCGAAGGGGCTGCCCTTGCCAGGGCGCGGGGGCAGGAAGCGAACCACGTTGTCGCCCTCCACCAACTTCATGTAGGACTTCTGCCCTGCGCGAGTTGCCGCAGCGTCCTGCGCCGCAGCATCATCGTTCCATTCGCCCCACTTGCTCAGGTTACTCATGCTCTGCTCCTATCGTGGCTTGTCGGCCCGTAGGCCATGCCGTTGTTTGCTCGCTGCCCTATGCGGCGAGGTCTTGCTTAGAACTCCATCTTGACGGTCGGCTCATGCTGCATCTCGGCACGCTGCTGCGCTCCCAGACCAACCAGCATGTCTCGCTTGGAGCGCAGAGCCTCCCACACTGCACGAACCCGGTCCACCTCAAAGGTGGCAGCGATGCACTCCTTCTCAGCCGCAATGTACGCAGGGTGCTTCTGCACCCAAGCAGAGATCATGGCCTCGGTGGGCTTCTTGTCACCGGACAAAGCCTCACGCGCTCCCACATCCAGATCAGCCTGAGTGGTGTCACGCGACAGCTTCTTCAAAGACTCTTCCTGCTTCACCTCGGCCAACTGCTGGCCCCAATAGGCCAGGTCGGCGGTGTAGCGGACGAACTCCTCCTCAAGCGCAGTCGGCTCAAGTCTTACGCACTCGCTTGCATACTTGGAATCAAACGCCATGTTCAGGCTCCTTTAGGCAACCACTTGGCTGCATCTCCTATCTAGTGCGCTCCCGATCTTTTTCCCCCAGCCACGGCTGGCGAATCTCAAAGACATGCTTCCCACCTCGATGGGAGCTGACCCAGCACTGGTTCCAGAAGGCGACATTCATCTTGAGCGCAGAGATCAGGCTTTCGTTGCCGCTCCAGCCTGCCGTGAGCAGCGTACAGACTCGGTTGTAGGGTTCAAAGATGAAGCAGTCCTTGTACTTCCAGAGGGCATCCACCAGCAGCATCAGGTCGATGTAGTCCTTCTCAGGCGGCCATGTCTCTATGTGCCGCAGGGCATGCGGTGTTGGGTAGCCGTCGAGGTCTAGCCATTCGCTCATCGGCATCCTTCCAGCGGGCAGGGCTGGCCTGCCTTCCACTTGACCATGCGCGCCCAGGTGGGGCCGCACTTCGCATCAGCCATGAGAGGCACACCGTTCTTGGTTGGGTGGCTGGTCATAATCTCCAGCACCCTATCGCGCACCTCGGACATGGCATCGTTGCGGACCTCGATCAGCATGGAGTCGTGAATCGTCACCAGCAGCTTGGCCGGCACCCCATCCCCCAGCAGCCAGTCCACCACCTGAATGGCCGAGGCCACTAGGTACTCGTTGCCTGTGCCTTGAATCGGCATGTTCCAACTGGCCCGCCGATGGGTCTTGCCGATCTGGGTTTCGATGTTGGCGATCTCAACAAGTGGGCGCCGACGAGATGGCGCTCCAGCCCACCAGGTCCATGCAGCCCCTGTCTTGACGGTCTCCCGCACCCGCTCCTGTATCCAGCGGGCCAGCATGGGGAAGCATCCAAAGACGGCATCTCGGATCTCCTCTGCTTTGTCAGGAGTGATGCCAATTCTGTATGCGATCCCGTGAGGGGAATCGTCATACAGAAGGGCAAAGTTGCAGTTATGGACTAGCTTGCCCGATACAGTGAAACGATTTCGGGGTCCGGCGTTGAGGATGTCGTAGACCCTTTTTTGCCCCAACGCTTTCGGGGCTCCCGCATAAGAATGCTCTCGACAGGCACGCCCCGGTGCGCCAGTGTCGTCGTCCGACACGCGGACAATCCGAAATTGGGATAGTCCGTCTTGAGCAGATGCCACAGATCGGCACAGATTACTTTCTGGCCCTTGTACTCGTAAAACCGATTCCGTGAGGTATTCCTGAGATTTTGCATTCCCTTCACCAGCCGCAGATTCCCCGGCTCGTAGTGACCATCGTTGTTGATCCTGTCGATCTGTAGTCCCCTGTATGTCGCATGCGACAAGTGTTGCAGGCAGTACTCCACAAACTCTTGAGTGCTGGCAAACTTGTTCTGAATGCCCCGCGCTCCGTAGTGCGGATACACAATGCACGCGGGATTTGTCGTCCGCTGGACTATTGCCGAATAGCGGTCCGCTAACACTTTTGCCCTCGGATCGGATAGCAAGTGCGCGCCCGATTTCGTCACTAGCCGGCGAGACATGCAACGACAAGTTCTGGTTTTCCCATCCAGCACATTGTCCACGTTTACGGTCCTTTTCCGAGGGCACGCCGTACACATCGTGTCGATGTGCCAGCGGTACTTCACCACATACGGCATCCCGATTAGTTGCAGCGTGCCCAAGTCTATGGTCTGCAATTGCTGTAACAGCGAGGCGGCATCCCTCCTTCGCGGCGAGGGACAACCCAATTTCGCGACCGCAGGTTGTAAAGACGACGTGGTCTGGTGTTGCGATGAGTCCGTCATATTCAATGACCTCCTTGACGCCTTGAAAGATGACGCCACTGTGGGAAACCCACTCGACACCATCCCATAAAAGATCATCAAGCGCAACCGCTTCAATCTCTTTTAGTCCGTTATTGGTCAGGACAAGCGAACCTTCTGCAATGCACGCCTTCACCTCGCGGCGATGGGTGTCTGTCACCTCCTCGGGCGTGATGTTCCAGAGGGTCTTGGACAGCATCTGAGCGGTGCGAAGGTGGTAGTCCTGACCCTGCTTGAAGATGTCCAACATGGCCGGATCACCTGACAGGTCCGCAGCTACGCGCAGCTCCAGCTGGGAGTAGTCGACCTCCAGCAGAGAGTGCCCAGCCGGCGGGGCGAAGCAATCCCGGTACATGCGCGCCAGCTCGGCCTGCTGCGGATCATTGGATTCCACTGATGGCGCGTTCTGCATGTTGGGATTTGAACTGCTTGTGCGGCCTGTCCTTGCCCCGTCCGGGTGAATGGTCGGGTGAATGCGCCCATCATCTCGGATGTACCCAAGGGTGCCATCAACGTAGGTGGCCTTCATCTTAGATAGACCACGCCATGAGAGAATATCGTTCACGACAGGGTGCTGGTCAGCCAGTTCCTCCAGAGCCTCCGCTCCTGTCGAGGCTGCCCCGCTCTCGGTGGTCTGCGTGCTCTTGAGGCCCAAGTCAACAAACAGCAGTCTTGCCACCTGCTGCGGGGAGCCAGGAGAGAATGTGGACGCCTTGGGGTTCTCGGGGTTGTAGCCGTACTCACGGAAGCGGTTAGCTGCTTCAGCGATCTTCAGGTCAAGGTACTGGCCGACAGCCTCCAGCGCTGGCTTGTCCACCCGAAGTCCCCAGCTCTCCACTCGGGCATAGGCATCGCCGGCAGGGATCACCACCTCGCGGGCCACATGCTGCATGCCCTTCGGTTCCTTGGCGAGCCAGTGCTCCAGCAGGCTGCCGACAAGGGCCGTCACAACTGTATCGGCTGCGTTGTAGCGATAGAGAAGTTCAGGGTTGACAAAGGCAAAGCCGTAGCAGTCCTGATCGGCTCCAGCGAGGATCTTGTCAGCATGGGACTTCTCGGCCAGACCGGGGAGCGGGACACGGAACAGCCCGCCGCTGCCCTTGGCCATGGCCTTCTTGTACTCAGAGACAGCCTTCGCCTTGGCATCTGACAGTTCATCCTTGTGGCCACCTCGGCCAACAAGGTGGGCCATGTCGGCCAGCTTGCCAGAGGCTTCTGCGTCCATGAGCTTGCGAAGGAGGCGGGTGTCAAAGACCACGCCACGGGTCCAGACGCCAAGGGCGGCATGGAGCGCCACTGTGTCGGACTTGAAGTAGCTGCCGATCTTCTTGTGCTTAGGGTCGCGCAGCCACTCCTTGAGCAGCGCCACGCACTCCTTGTTCTGGAGGGCTTCCTGAGTCCAGACCCAAGCCTCATTGGAGGGCGGGCTGGTCAGGTCAGGGTGTCCGTCAACCAAGCTGTCACAGCTCGGCGTCATCGCCAGACACAGCAGCTTGAAGTCTCGATCATAGGGGCGGCCTGCCCATTCGCAGTCCACAGCGGTCCAGCGGGAAGTTTTCATTTCCGAAAGGCACCGCTCGGCGTCATCTTTCGTGAAGATCAACTTCGCCCAGGTCTCACCGGGGATCGGGGGCAGGGTGATGGGCTCGGCAGTCGCAGCTTTGGTGAAGTCCTGCTCCATCCACTGGGCAAGAAACTTGTTCTTCGCAGCCATGCTGGGGCTGATGCAATAGAACACCGGCACCCAGCCATGATCCAGCTTGATCCACGAGAAGCCTTCTCGATAGGTGCTGGGTGTGACCAAGCTGCCAGTCAGCGCATAGATGGCTGCGCTTCCCATGGCGATGATCTTGGTGGGCTTGATCTCCGCGAGGGTGTCAACGAGGTAGGGGCTGCACGCTGTCAGGCCGGGAACAAGGGCTGCTGCTGACTCAATGCCGGTTCCGCTCTTAGGCGAGCAGCGAAGGGCAGCGGCATAGGCAACGGGCTGACCCGTCTGCTCCAGCAGGCGTCGGAGCTTAGAGCCACTGGCACCGTAAAGGTGCCGCTTGGCGCGCATGTCGCCAGTAGTGGCGAAGTCCTGAAGGACAAGGATTCCGCCAGGGGAACCCTCATGGGGAAGGCAGGTCGAACCCTGCCCACCTGCATGACTGCACCGCTTGCACTTGCTGTCAGCAGCCAGCGGAGCCACGCCATCCAGCGGAGAGGGAGGCGGTGCCATGAAGATGGGCAGGGAGCGATTCATAACTAGACGACCTCGGGAGCCTTCGGCTCGGGCTGAACGATGGTGGCCGTCGCCTTGGTGGCGCTGTCGGCCAGCAGCTTGCTGATCTCCATCTGCCACTCCGGGCTGGTGCCAGCAGAGCCAGCAGCCACGCTCATCACGGCGCTGGTGCCATCTTCCTTCGGGACGGCAACGGCAAGCGTGAATGCCTGCACGCCAGCCACTTGGGCGATGGCAGCGATGTAGCGGAAGAACATCTCCGCATGGGTGGGGGCCGGAGCTGCCTTGGCCTCCGTGCTCAGAACCTCGTCCGTCTTGATCTCTTCGCTCATTTCATGCCTTCCCAAGTGCGAGTGATGCGATCTTCCAGACCCTCGCCAAGTCGCTGGAGGACGGGGACAACGTCCCGTAGGGGCTTGCACTGCTCGATGACTGCCTCAAGGGTGACATGCCCTTCATCCTTGAGGAACTGCAACACGCTGGAGAGCTTCCGCTGGCTGGCGATCTGATCCACCCGACCGGAGGCGGAAATCGTTGCTGGAGCGGGCGGCGCTTCTACCACAACCGGGACCGGCTCAGGCTCAGGAGCTGCGACCACCGGGATGGAAAAAGCGGGAGGCACCTCCAAAGCAGGCACCTCTTCCCTCTTTTTTGCGGGAGCCTTCGGGGCATCCGGCACCATGGCAGCCTGGGCAGCGACACGGGTGAGGGTGGAGTCGCCACGCCAGAAGGCGTCAACGTACTCCTTGAGTTCTGAGGGAGACATCTCCCCTTCAATGATGACTGCGCGGATCTTGGCCACCTAACTCTCCTTGCGCCACAGAGGCGCTGTGATGGGTTCTGCACATGCTGAGTGCATGTCAGTGAACTTCTGCAACCGGGCTATGAACTCTGCCGCTGAGGCGGGCAGGGTGATGCCCGCTTCTACCTTACAGGTCGGACATGCCCACCAGATGCGGGCGCTGTTGGCATTCCAGACAACGACGTTGCTCAAGGAAGTGTCTCCTTATCCGTGCGCTTCTTGTTTTCCATCTAGTGCAGAGGGCTCTGGTTTTCCCCACTCAACCTGCGGACAAGCTGGCCTGAGCCCACTCCCACAGGTCGGCAGGGTCCACCTCATCGGGGTCCAGACCATCCATCAGCCGCACCGCTCCAGCTTGGCAACCTGCCAGCCGAAGGCGCATGGCCACTCCCCAGCCGACCTCCCAAGCATCCGCATCCAGCACCACGCAGAGGGGGCGCTTGGAGGATGCGAGGAGCTGCATCTGATGCTCGCTGGGCATGCCCAGCACCGCCACCGCATGGGGCCAGAGCGCCAAGGCGTCGAAGGCGCCCTCCACCACATACAAAATCTCGTCCGTCTCCTCCCAGAGAGCCGGAAGGTTATGCACCACATCCCCACGCCAGCCGCCCTCGGGGTAACGATAGGCGAACTTCTTGGGGACCGACTTGCTGTAGGCACGGGTGGTGTAGCCAAACCAGGAGCCATCAGGCATCAGGTTGGGAATAATGATCCGGCCAGCGTACTTGCCCGAGATGCAGGCGCCAACCTGAGCTTCCTTCCAGACATGCTCGGGCAATTTTCGCTGCAATAGGTATCTTCGTGCGTCACCGAAAATGAGTGATCGGTCACCAGCCAGAGGGACGTAGTCCTCGGGAGGGCGCTTGATGGCTTCTAGTGCAGATGCCTGCTCATCCTCAGAGGGGCCAGCCCCGATCAAGTCCTCGGGCACCTCACCCAGCACGCCCTTGGTGCGGCAGGCTTGACGGAAGCAGTGGTAGTAGCCGGTGGTCGGGTTGTAGGAGAGAGTGTCATCCTTACCGCCACAGAAGGGACAAGGAGCCCTCCACCAGCCGGCCCGCATCTTGGCCAGAGAGAGTGCGGCTTGGATGATCTTCTCTTTGTCCTCCCGTGTCACGGAACCGCTCTCGGCAGGGCGAGGATAGCGCGCTCGATGCGCTGGCTGCCCATGCCGAGGCCGTCCTCATGCGACAAGTTCTTGACTGCATCAGCCGCAGCTTGCAGCGCCTCCGTCCAGGCCGCATCCGCTCGGGCTGTTTGCCTAGCGCAATAGTCCCCCAGCTCTTGCCCCTTACGGGCCATTGAGCGCAGGTCTTTCAACGACTCCTCCGCAAACTCAACCAGCGCCACATGGAGCCGTTCGATCTCAGCTTGCGACTGTTGCAAGGATTCAATCAGCGCCGGCTTGTCGAGGGCGGACATCTCTTCGATGGTCATGCAATCCTCCACTGCCTACCAAGGCAGCCTTCTGTTAGTGGGAAACATGCGGGCATAGGAGCGATCCACTGGAAGCTCACCGGTTCCCTTGCGGTCCTGCCCCTTGCGGCCTGCCGAGATGAAGTAATCGACATAGTCCTTGCGGTCCTGCTCCATTCGCAAGGAGATCACCACGTCGGCCACGCGGACCTTGTGCTGGCTGTCAGCCGCATCATCCACGTCGAGCTTCAACGTGTTGATGCCACGCTTGGCCTGTGATGCCGTGGCAAGCACATAGCCATGCTTGACAGCGTGGCTGCGAAGAGCCGTGACCACCACCTTCTGGCTCTGGTAGTCGCTCTCGTCGGACTTGGAGTTGCCCCCGCCAACCAGATCAACGTAGTCAACCAGAAGCAGGTCCACCTTGCGCTCAGTCTTCTCGACGGTGCTGTCCACCCACTCCAGCAAAGACTTGACTGGAGTACCTGGATCGAACCATCGAATGGAGCAGTTGGGCTTGAGCCCTTGATCGTTGTGCATCTCCCGCAGGGTGCGGTACCGCTGGCGAGCCACGTTGTTGCGGCCAGCCTCCAACTCATCCGTCGGGACATTGAACAGGTTGGCGTAGACGCGGGCCAGCTGGAACTCGCTGCTCAACTCCAGCGTGGCATAGAGGACATTCAGCCCCCGGTAGTAGCCTTCGGCTGCCAAGCTGGACAGCACCATGCTCTTGCCTGCCTTGGCTGGCCCCACCAGCATGGTGCAGCCGATGGGCATGCCGCCCCCCAACAGGTCATCCAACTCGGCGCAGCCGGTCGGCAACTTGGCTGCCATGCCTGCTGCCACAATCTCGTCAAAGCCGTCCTCTGTAGCCTCGACGGAAGCGGAGGCGTTCTGCTCAGTGAGCTCTACCAGCCGCTCAATCTGCCTTAGTGTTTTGCGAGGGTCTTTTCGGGCTGCCAAGGTGCCCGACAGGCTGCCGACCTCAGAGAAGATCAGGTGGCGAGACAGCAGCTCGGCCATCGACTGCGCCACCTGCTCAGGCTTAGGCAGCGCCGAGGAGACAGCCTCCGTCAGATAGTCAGCCACCGCATTGATGTGCTCCTGCGTGACCTTGCCGGCATTGCGCTGGGCCACCAGCTGTTGAAGCACCAGCGACTCGCTCTTCGGTGGCATCCCGCGAGAGGTGCCCACGTCCATGGCTGCACGACAAGCCAGCTGCGCCTCCTTGGTGGGCAGCAGCTTGGGGTCCATGTACTCCGCAAGGCGGGCGTACACATCTCCGTCTGTGACGAAGTAGTAAGCCAGCGCCCGCTCAAAGCCGGGGTCAAGCTCATACGGGCGCACGTTCTTGCCGGTGGCCGGCATGCCTTGAACCACTTGGAGGTGCTGCATCGGTGTCAGTGCCATCACATGTTCCCCCAGAGCCATTCACCGCTCTGCATCTGGTCCTGAATCAGCTTCCGTGCCTTGTCCGCTTCCTCTCGGGCCTGCGCCCACAGCCTTGCCTTGACCCCTGGTGGGTACACTTCACGCACGACATCAGCGGTCGACTTGCCCCAGCCTAGCAAGGTGCGGAGCAGGTGATTGCGCTTGACAACTTCCTGATAGGCCGGCGTGCGAATGATGGCACCCGTGTTCAGGGAACCTACAGCCTGCCGGCACCAGCCATGGTGCTTCTCGATGCGCTTTGGGTCGAATATCCACTTCAAGGGCGCTGCATCTGTTTTTTCCAGATCGCCGTGCCACTGGCGCAAAGAAAAAAGCACCCAAGGCAGCGGCGCCAACTTCTGCTCAAGCAGCGCACCAGCCCCAGCCAGCACCGCCGCATGCTCTGCCTTCGACAGCTGCCGCTTGGACGGCGGGCGCCAGTAGGCTCGCCCCAGCACTCGCTCATGGCCTGCGCGCATGGCAAGCATGCACGCAGCCACCAGAGCCTCGGGGCTGGCGTTGTCGGGCAGCCGAGGCGGCGGCGGAATCGAGGCCGGGCGGATCTCCTGCTCAATGTCGTGAGGCGTCGGCATCGCAGCCAGATCCTCAACCGTGTACCGCTGCCGGGCGGCGGGGCGCCCGTCATCGTCACCCAGTCGGAGCGTGATGGTGCCGTCAGCGTCTCGGGTTACGCCGAAGTCGATGGCCGCCGACACAGCAGGCACGGCGACAAGCGCCGCCTGCGGCGCGGGCGCATTGGGCTGGACTGGCGCAGGATCGTGCATGCGAACTCCAGCTGCCTGGTAGATGGCAGCAAGTACCGGATCGGCAGGGCGTTCCCGCGTCAGCGGGGAACGCTTGCCTGCCACCGGAAAGCTGGGCAGCCCCTCCCCTGGAACGCTGGAGAGGAACTTAGCTAAGGCTGGTGAATGAGGAGGAAGAGGCTCCCAAACCCTTTCACGCTGGAGTGGAGAGGCTTCCTTGAGTGCATCACTAGCTATGCTAGGTGACGCCGCGCAAGCGGCGGCATCTTTGAAGAGAGAACGAAGTTCTCTCTGAGAAGATCTTTCTGGGTACTTATAGGTGATGCCACTTGATTTATTTGCCTTGTTTTCAGGGGCTTTGAAGTTCGGCCCCCTCTTTCGTCCAGCCCCAGTGCGCTTTCCTCCATGAGTGCTGGCCAGCTTGAGCCACTGGGAGGTAGCTCTCGGCACCTGAACACGAGCATGCTCTCCACCAGCGTTGGTGTGGATGGCCCCGTAGACGGTGCGGACATAGACCTTGTGGCCCCAGCAGCCATGCTTGCAGGAGCACGGCACCTGCTGCCACATGAAGCCGTAGTCCTCGACCAGCTTGGCCTCACGGAGCCGGTTCAGTGACTTGCGGGCCTGATGGATGGAGCTGCCAGCAGCCTTGGCCATGCCCTTCATGGAAGGGTGCGCCTCGGCCTCTCCGTTGCGGATGGTGAGGAGGGCGGACCAAAGGCGGAAGGCTGTCTTGCCCAGCTTAGAGGACAGGAGCCCTGTCTCTACGATGGCATCGCCTGCATGACGATGCGCCACCTCGCGCTGCTGATGAGACAGCACCTGGGCCAGACGTGAGTTCTGTCTTGGTAGGGCTCGCCTCTGAGGACGCGGAGGTATCCACGCTGTCCACTCTTCTTCGGCTGGTGCTGTCGCTGCCACGCGTTCCCCGATTCCCCGGCAGGGCGAGCATGCCCGAGGGCACGCTGTTGCGCTTGGGGGGTGATCGAACCGGAACCGAGCGGGGAGGAATAGAGCTAACTCCCTTATGTTCCGATCCGAAAGTCCCCGAGCACGCTCGCCCTGCCGGCGAACCGTGCTCTATTTCATTCCGCTCAACTGGCAAGCCCCGCACCCCTGCAAGACTTGACGGCCTGTTCCGAAACCTAGTCGACGCTTCTGCCGGATGCAAGCACTTTGTTCTTGACTCTCAACAAAGTTGCCCAAAGCCCACGCATCCAGACGGAAGGTTGACTTTGGGCAACTCAGAGCCAGTTTGCGTACTTGCTGCCGGATTGAGCACTAACTCCAGCTTAGTAAGCGATCCTTTACTACGCCGTCCTGCTAGTAGAGCCTCCGTTACTAGGCGGTGCTTTAGGTAAAACCTTTTGCCTTAGCGCAGTTTGAGCCACTGGCGCAGTCGCATCCCGCTCCACTCCAGCTGCTCTTTGATCTCTCGGCAGATTGCCACTCCGAAGGAGCCGAGCATCACGCCCACTGTCACGGCAGAGACTGCGTAGAACCAGACTGCGATCCCGTACACGCTGAACAAGTCCATGGAACTCTCCTTGGATTAGGGAAGCAGGAGGCGCTGCTGGATCTCCACCCAGCTACAGCCGCCATCACGCCAGATGGTTGAGTCCGCCTCTTGCCGATGTAGCTTCCAGCCATGCTCGACGGGAGCGAAACTCGCCGCAGCCTTGCGGGCGCTCTTCTCGGTCGCATAGATCGAGATCAGGTGCCCTCCCTCGTAGTCCTCTCCTTGCATCAGCTCCTGCACAGCCCCCAGAACCTCCAGCTGGACTGCTGACTTCTTGAACTCTCGCAGGGTCACACCACCGTTGAACTTGACCATCTCAATCTCCTTGCGCCACTTGGCGCAGTGTCGATCAGCTACAGTCACGCACACTACCTATCTAGTGCAGCCTGACAACTTTTCCCTCTACAGGAGTTTTCCCTGGGCTTCTTCAGGCATGTAGCCGGGGCACTCAGGGGGCAGGCAGTCATTGGGAGCACCGCAGACGGAGCAGCCATAGCCAACAACCTGGTGGGGGCGCAGGATCTTGCCTCTCCTGGGGTTCTTGAGCACCTCCAGCCCCGTGAGCTGTTGCAATGCCTCGCGCCTTACTGATGCCCTGTGAGCAGCCTGCGCGGCACTTCCCATGACGAAGCCATGCTCATCCCGTCGAGAGTCCACCACAGGGGCGTCAGCACCGAGGCTGTCCAGCACCTCGACCTTGTAGCCCTCTGACTCGTAGACATCCTTGCGCTGGGCGCCATGCTTCCGCAGCCAGCGGTGGCCATCATCCAGCACGTCCCAGACCTCAAAGGTCTTCTTGTCCTTGGTGACACGGGTGCCACGCCCGATCCTCTGAAGAGTTTGGATCACCGAGGAGCCGCCGGCCCCGTTCACCACGCTCGCCAGAGAAGGGATGTCGACTGCCTGCTGAAACACGGAGCTGCACACCAGAACGTCGAGCCTCCCCTCCACCAGATCCTTGATCGCCTTACGCCTCTGGTCGGTGTCATCCTCGCCCCAGACCAACTCAGCCCTCATCCCTGCCTTCTGAATCAAGGGCATCAGGGTGTTGCCCTGCCTCACCTGGGAGACAAAGACCAAGGCAGGCTTGGCTGCTTGGCGGGCCATCTCGACCACCACAGCATTGCGCTGCTTGCTCTTGACCACGCATTCCCCATAGACACCTGGCCACGTCGGGGCGGTCGATCCCTGCTCCACTCGGACCATCTTGATCTTGGCGTCGGCCAGCATTCCAAGGGCGCGCAGCTCGGCGCTGGTAGTTCGATGGATGATTCCTCCCAGCTGGGCGATGACGAAGATGCTCTTCTTGTCACTCCGATCAAGCGGGGTGGCCGAGAAGCCGATCCTGTAGTAAGCGTTGGTTGCTTTTGACAGGACGAACGAGAAGGTTCCACTCGCAGCGGAATGGGCCTCATCTACGATGATCCCGCGCACGCTCCTCATCAGCTCATAGGCGGCCTTGTCCTTGGCCTTGCTCATCCGGCGGGAGAGGGTCTGGAAGGTGGCCACAGTGACCCGCTTGGGCTCCCATTGGCCATCACCGATCAGCCCTGGTCGCTCCCCGGTGCGCCGCTCGATGCGCTCTGCCGTCTGCTCCAGCAGGTCAGACTGAGGGACCAAGATCAGCCAGCGGTCAGGGACGGTTGCGACCAGCGCAGCCATGCACTCCGTTTTACCTCCCCCTGTCGAAATCTGTACCAGTCCTCGCGTGCGCGCCAGCGCGGTCTCGACAGCTTTCCGCTGGTAATCCCGCAGCCATTCCAGAGGAATGTCGCGCCGCTCCGGGGGAGATCGCCGCACATCTACCAGCTCGATCTCAACAGGATCTAGCCTCCCTGACAGGTGGGTGCGGGTGGCTCCAGCCCGCCATGCCTTGAGAGCAAAGCCGGCAGGGAAGGTGTCCGTCATCGGGTCCAGCAGGTCGATGATGGGGTTCCCGTTGGTGAAGCGGGCNGGGTCGGCCTTCAGTGCAGCGCGGACCTTCTCGGTGCGCTTGTAGATCGCCTGCACCGGGACGTTGAACGTCTCAGCTGCTTCTCGACTTGGCATCTCCCCGTAGAGGACAGCCCGCACCGCTTCAGCCGCCTGCCCCTTGGCGAGATGCTCCGCAACCACTTGGGCGAGCTGCTCGCGCTGCTCCGCGCCGGCCAGCCGCTCCTCGGCTGTGTCCTCCTCAGCCGCGACCACGGTAAGGGCCGTTTCGTCCACGCTAGCGGCCCGCAGGCGTGCGACCTTCTCGGCGGTGGCCGTGCGGGCAGGAACGTTAGCTGCCACGCTCAGGCGCCAACAGAGGCGCTTGCAGGCCCGATAGGCGCAGGTGGCAAGGTAAGCGGAGAGAGGGCCACCGGAGGGGTCGTGCGTCGGCAGAGCCTGAAGCATGTCCAGCCATGCTTCCTGTGCCAACTCCTCACGGGAAAGCCACGGGTGGGTGCGGTGATAGCTATGGGCCGCTTGGCCAGCGATGCGGGAAAGGCGGGCTTGCGTCTCAGCGTTCATGGTGAACCTCTCGCCATTGGGCGGGTCAAAGTGTCAGCAGATATGCAGGAAGTGCCGACGTTTAGTTACTGCCAGCCTCCCGGCGACATGGCCGGGAAGCTGGCGTTTCGATGC